ATGAAAACTTCTCTTTTCCCGCGTTTATCCGGCTGGCTGGTGGCATCGGTGGTGTTGTTCGCGCTGATTGCGCTGATTTCCCCGCAGCAGCTTCCGGTCGTTGTTTACAAACTGAGCCTGATCTCGCTGGCGGCGGTGCTGGGCTACTGGCTGGATCGCAGCCTGTTTCCCTATGCGCGGCCAAATTATTTTCAGTCAGCGGAAAATGAACAACGTCTCTTTGCCGCCGCCATGCTGCGCCGTGCGGTGATTGTCGCGGCGGTGTGTCTGGCCGTGGCGATGGGGCTGTAGCCATGACGCTGCATATGTACTGGCCGCAGGTTGTCTGGTCTGTGACGGCGCTGCTGGGGATGGGAATGGCGCTGGCGCGTCACGGGCAACCGCGCACCGATAAACACAATTTCTGGTACCAGTCGCTGGCGGTACTGATTGCAGGCTGGCTGCTCTGGTGCGGCGGTTTTTTTAGCCAGGCCAATGCCGCCGAACCGCCCGCTTCCGCCAAACCTTACCGCGCCGAACTGGTGCGTAATGCCCGCGCGGTATGGGGGATGGATGCGCCTGTCGCCGATTTCGCCGGGCAGTTCCAGCAGGAATCCGACTGGAATCCCGCCGCCCGTTCACCCGTTGGTGCGCAGGGGATGGCGCAGTTTATGCCCTCCACTAGCGACTGGATCAGCCAACTGCTTCCCGAACTCCGCGCCCGAGAGCCGTTTAACCCGTCGTGGGCCATCCGGGCGCTGGTGCAATACGACCAGTGGTTGTGGCAGCGCGTCAGCGCCCGCGATGGTTGCCAGCGAATGGCATTCACCTTAAGCGCCTATAACGGCGGTTTAGGCTGGGTGAACCGCGATAAAAAGCTGGCGGCGCAGCGCGGGCTGGATGCCGCCGTCTGGTTTGACGCGGTGGCGACGGTCAACGCCGGGCGCAGCGCCGCCAACTGGCGCGAGAACCGGGGTTATCCGCAACGCATCCTGTACCAGAACGCGCCGCGCTATCTGTCATGGGGAGGGGCTAACTGTGTTCGATAAACTCAAAACGGCGGGGTTAGCCGCCACGCTGATACTGCTATTCGTCGTGTTTGGCGGGTATTTCGCGTGGCTGCAAGGCCACAAACACGGCTACGAGAAGGCGCAGACTGAATGCCTGCGCCTGCAAAAACAGCAGGCCAAGGCCGGGCAACGGGCGTTGCAGGAGGAAATAAACCGCAGCCAGCAGCAGTTGATTCACATCCGGGAAAACGAGCAGACCTACCTCGCCCGGACAGAGGAACTGACCGCCCGCAACGCCGAACTACAGAGGAAAATTAACGATGTTACGCAGCATTACGTTGACGAAAAAGGCAAGGCTCATACTGTGGCCTGCGTGTTTACTCGCGGCTTCGTGCAGCAGTACAACGCCTCCCTCGGCGTGTCCGCCCCGGATGTTGCCGCCGCTACCCGCGACGCTGGCGCGGCCGCCGCAGCCGTTCAGGGCGCTGACGCCCGGTTACGCGCCTCCGGCGTCAGCCAGCGCGACATCCTCGCCAATCTCGCCGACAACGGCCAGCGCTGCCAGCAGTTAGCGCTCCAGGTGCGTGGCTTGCAGAACTATATCGCGGAGGTGTCGCGATGATGTTGCAGATTGACTTCTGGGAGGTGATCTCGATGGCGCTGTCGTTTTTGGGCGTGCTGGTCGCCGCCGGGAAGATGCTGCTGACCCAGATTGAGAAGCGCCTCAACGAACGCTTTGAGTCGCTGGAAGCGGCACGTAAGGAGTCGGAATCCGGCTGGTCACGGCTGGAGCGCGAGTTCCTGGAGTTCCGCGCCGATATGCCGCTGAACTATGTGCGGCGTGAGGATTACATCCGGGGACAAACGGTTATCGAGGCCAAGCTGGACGCGCTGTATAACAAAATCGAACTGTCGCAAGGGGGTGGTAAATGATGGATAAAGTACGCCGTGAGTCGATGCGCTGGAATCTGATGCTGGCGCTGAACAAGGCGCGGCCCTATACCAGCAATGAACGGTTTTTACTGGCGGTGATGCAGGCGATTTACCCGGATGCCACCGCGCTGGAGCTGCGGCGCGAGCTGGACTATCTGGCCGACCGCCGGATGCTGGAACTGGTGAAGGAGCCGTCCGGCACCTGGTTCGGTGATTTAACCCGTCTCGGTGTTGATGTGGTTGAGTACACTGTGGACTGCGGCCCCGGCATCGCCCGCCCGCAAAAGTACTGGAGCGAATGATGGCCAGACGCAGCACCATTGACAAACTCCCCGAAGAGGTCAGGCGCTGGCTGGAGCGGGCGCTGACCGACAGCGGCTTCAGCGGTTATGCCGAACTGGAAGCGCTGATGCGTGAGAAGGGCTTCCTTATCAGCAAGTCAGCCATTCATCGCTACGGCCAGAAAATCGAACGTCGTTTTACCGCCATCCGCGCAGCCACCGAAGCGGCGCGGATGCTGACCGAGGGAGCCGCCGACGATCAGGACGCCCGTTCGGAGGCGGTGATTGCGCTGATCCAGACTGAATTGTTTGAGTCCATTGTCCAGTTACAGGAGGCGGAGGACGGCGAGATTGATCCGCAGGAGCGTGTGGCACTGCTATCGAAGGTGGCGAAGAACGTCGCCACGCTGTCACGCGCCAGCGTCAACCTGAAGAAGTTTCAGGCTGATATCCGTCGTGAGGCTCGTGAAGAGCTACAGCGCGAACAAGCTGCGGCACTGGAGAAAGAAGCCAAGGCGCAGGGGCTGGGTGAAGATCAGGTGCGCTTCTGGCGTGAGAAGATTTTGGGGATTCGATGAAACCTTTAAGCAGCACCGTCCGTATTGTTGACTGGGAGGAACTGCCGCCCAGAGCCAGAGATATTCCGGCTGGTTTTAACCCAATGACCGACGGCGTTCTGATGAAACATCAGGTGGATGTCCTGAAAATCAGAAAGTCGATTCTCGCTGTGCCTAAAGGCCGTCGAACTGGCATCACCTTTGCCTTTGGCTTTGAAGCTGTCCTGACCGCAGCCGCCCGGAAAAGCAGCGGAGGTATGGACGTTTACTACATCGGCGATACCAAAGAGAAAGGTCTGGAGTTTATCGGTTACTGCGCCAAATTCTCTCGTGTTATTGCCGAACAACAGGCGGATTCTGTCTCCAGCATTGAAGAGTTCTTGTTTGACGATCAGGACGAGGATGGCAACACCCGCAAAATCACCGCCTATCGTGTCCGCTATGCGTCAGGTTTTCAGACTGTCGCACTATCATCCCGTCCTGCGAATATTCGTGGTTTGCAAGGGATGGTGATCATAGACGAAGCTGCGTTCCATCAGGATGTTCAAGGGGTACTGGACGCGGCAACGGCACTTCTCATCTGGGGGGGTAGGATTGTGGTGATCTCCTCGCATAAAGGAAAATCGAACCGCTTCAACGCCTTTATTATTGATATTGAAAACGGCTTATACGGCGAGGATGCAGCGGTTTATACCGTGACTTTCGATGATGCTGTAGCTAACGGGCTGTACGAGCGCGTCTGTTTTATGCAGGGCGAAGAACCTACGCTGGAGGGGAAAACCGCCTGGTACAGTCGCATCCGTAATGCCTATGGCCCGCGTAAAGCCGCCATGCGCGAGGAACTGGACGCGATCCCCCGCGACGGCAATGGCATCTGTATTCCTGGGATCTGGATAGAAGCCGCGATGCCGCCGGGAGACGACCGGACAATACTGCGGCTGACGCTGGATGAGGGTTTCACGGCGAAATCCAGGAAGGAGCGCGAAGAGTACGTCACCGACTGGATCATGCGTTATCTGGAGCCGGTGATCGCCGGGCTTGATATCAGCCTGCGTTATGCAATGGGGGATGACTTTGCCCGCCACCGCGATTTTTCCGCCATTGTGCTGATGGCCATCATGCCCAACCTGTACCGCCGCGTGCCGCTGATTATTGAAATGCACAAGGTTCCCACCCGCCAACAGGAGCAAATCCTGTGGTATCTGCTGCGCGCTCTGCGGTGTTTTTCCGGGGCGATGGATGCCACCGGGCCGGGGCAGACGCTGGCAGAGTATACCGCCGATGAGTTCGGCACCAGCCGTATCGCGCAGGTTAACCTTAGTCGTTCCTGGTATGGGTTGTGGATGCCAAAGCTGATTCAGGCATTTGAAGATGGCGTGCTGACATTACCAGCGGATGAGAACGTGCGGCAGGATCTGCATTCCGTCGAGGATATTGACGGTATTCCGATGGTTTCCTCGGTGCGTAAAGAAGACCTTAAAGACCCGGAGCTGTTCCGCCTCGGCGATACGGCTATTGCGCTGGCGCTGGCATGGTTTGCATCTGTCGCCATACATACCGGCCCGGTGACGGTGAACTCCCGCCGCCGTCGCCAGTCCGCACGATTACTGGAGAACTATCACTGATGCCACGCGGAATCTACGTTACCCCCACCGAGTTTGTCTCATTCAGCGAGCCGACCAAAAGCCTGTCAGAGCAAATCGCTGTCCGCTCGCGCTCGATTGATTTTTACGGGCTGGGAATGTACCTGCCCAACCCTGACCCCATTCTCAAGGCGCAGGGGCGCGATATCAAAATCTACCGCGAACTGCGCAGCGATCCCTTAGTCGGCGGTTGTATCCGGCGACGTAAAGCGGCGGTGAAAGCGCTGGAGCACGGTGTCGAACGCGGCAACGCCACGGCGCGGGTGTTTCGCTTTGTGCGTGATCTGTTCGCGGATTTAGATATCGCCCGCATCACCGGTGAAATGACCGACGCTGTGCTCTACGGCTATCAGCCGTGTGAACTGATGTGGGCGCGTGGCGGCAAATCATGGGCAGTGACCGATGTGGTGGGTAAGCCCCCGGAGTGGTTCCAGTTCGATATGGAAAACCGCCTGCGCTTTCGCGCCCGTAATGCCGGACTAGAGGGCGAGTTGACGCCACCGTATAAATTCCTGCTGCCGCGTCAGGATGCGACCTACGATAACCCGTATGGTTTCCCGGATCTGTCGATGTGCTTCTGGCCCGTGACCTTCAAGAAAGGCGGCATGAAGTTCTGGGTGCGCTTTGCCGAGAAATACGGCTCGCCGTGGGTTGTCGGCAAGCATCCGCGTGGTACGTCGCAGGGTGAGATTAACCAGTTGCTGGATTCGCTGGAGGCGATGATTGAGGATGCGGTGGCCGCTATCCCGGATGACTCTTCGGTGGATATCAAAGAGGCCGCAGGTAAAGCCGATTCCAGCGATATTTACCAGAACCTGATCACAATGTCGCGCAGTGAGATTTCCATTGCCTTGCTGGGGCAGAATCAGACCACTGAAGCCAGCGCCAACAAAGCTTCGGCGCAGGCCGGGCTGGAAGTGACGGATGATATCCGTGACGGTGATGCATCCATTGTAACCAGCGCGTTTAACCAACTTATCCGCTGGATTGTGGAACTGAACTTTGGTGCGGTGGACTGCCCTGTGTTCCGTATGTGGGAGCAGAAAACGGTTGATGAGGTGCAGGCCGGACGCGACCAGAAGTTATCGCAGGCAGGTGTGAAATTCACCCCGCAGTACTGGAAGCGCGAGTATCAATTACAGGATGGCGATATCGACGAAACCCCGGCACCTGCGCCAGTGGCATTTGCGGAGGCGGTGACAGCGGATGTCGCCGCGCAGGAGCTGCTTGACACGGCGCTGGATGAACTGATGACCAGCGGTAAGCTGGACGATACGCTGACGCCGGTGCTGGCTCCCTTGTTTGCGCGGGTACAAAAAGGCGTCGCACCAGCGGTGCTGATGGGCGAACTGGCGGAACTGTACCCCCAGATGAACACCGACGACCTGACAGAACGGCTGGCGCGTGTGCTGTTTGTGGCGAATATCTGGGGGCGGCTCCATGAGCGTGACGAGCAGTGAGCTGGCGTATTGTCTGAGTCTTCCACCAAAGCGAGCCATCGGCTATCTGGAGTCCAAAGGCTATACCCTGTCGTGGGACTGGGAAGAAGTTTGGCAGGAGGCCCACGCCCGCGCCTTTACCGTGGCGAAGGTGACAAAGCTGGATGTACTGGAAGATATCCGCCGTGCACTGGAGCGGTCACTGGCAGAGGGCAAAACCGGCGCGTGGTTCCGTAAGGAGCTGGAACCAGTGCTGAAAGAGAAAGGCTGGTGGGGTGAGAAAGAAATCACCGACCCGGACACCGGGGAAGTGACCATCATCCAGCAAGGCAGTACCTGGCGGCTTGATACCATCTACCGCACCAATATGACGGTGGTTTACAGTGCCGGGCGCTGGGCCGAACAGATGGAAAACGTCGACGATCGTCCATATGGGATGTACTGTGCCATTTGCGACAACCGCACCCGTCAACCCCACCTCCTGCTGCATCAGATGGTTATGCGTCTTGATGATCCATTCTGGCAGTCATTCTACCCGCCTAACGGCTGGGGGTGCCGCTGTACAGTGATAGCAATGACTGAGGCGGATGTCCGCCGCCGCGGGCTGAAAATCACGGCCTCCGGCGATGCGCTGGGGGAAACGATGAAACTGATATCGATGCAAACCGGAGAATTGCAACCGGTGGCCACCTTTACTATTGGCAATACGATTATCACCCCGGATGCGGGCTGGTCATACGCGCCGGGCGCGGCGTACCGCCCGGACTTAGCCAAATACCAGGGCGTGCTCGCGCCGCTGGCGCAACAGGAGCTGGCACCATGATGGAGATTAAGCTGGAGGATAATGCGTTACAGCACGCGCTGAAGAGCCTGGAGATCGGCTGTAAAGATTTAACCCCGGCGATGCGCAAAATTGCCGGATCGTTACAGACGGAAACGGCGGAAACCTTCGAGGCTGAAGGTCGCCCGGCATGGGTGCCGTCGCTGGCGGCGAAGAAACGCGGTGGCCCGACGCTGCGCGATACCGGTGCGCTGGCGCGGTCAGTGACCACGCAGTACGACGCGCAGCACGCGGTAGTAGGATCTAATCTGGCCTATGCCGCCATTCACCAGCTCGGCGGTGAAGTGAAGCGTAAAGGCCGCAAAGTCTACTTTAAGCAGGGTGAGAATGGCCGCGTTGGTCGTCAGTTTGTGAAGAAGAAAAACAGCAACTTTGAACAGAACGCTGCCGACCATACCGCCACTTATCCGGCACGTCCGTTTTTGCCTGTTGATAGCGACGGCAACCTGACCACCCGCGCAAAACGGGTGGTGCTGGCGACGATTCTGCGCCATCTTGAATCAGCGGCCCGTAGATAAGCCATTTCTCCGCGCCGGGCGGATGCCCGGCTTCACCGCCCAACCTGCTTTATAAAGATTTATAAAGCCCTTTACGCCCCGATTTTTACCTTCTCTTTCCCCGCAGTGATTAAAGCGCTTTAAAAGCGATTTTCGCCCGTTTTTATAAAGCTATTCCCTGACGTACTACGGAGGGAATATGCCCGCACCTATTCATATCTTTAAATCCGGCACGCATACCGCGATGAACGGTACGCGGATGCCGTTCACATCGGCGGAGCTGGCTGCCTGTGCCGCCGCCTACGATCCGGCGGTGCATGAAGCGCCGCTGGTTATCGGCCATCCGGCGCATGACGCTCCGGCCTACGGCTGGGTGAAGTCGTTAACCGCCTCGCAGGATGATTTGCAAGCCGAGCCTGACCAGGTTGATCCGGCCTTTGCCGAACTGGTCGGAGCCGGACGTTACAAGAAAATCTCCGCCTCGTTCTATCTGCCTGACTCCCCTAATAACCCAAAGCCCGGCGCGTTGTATCTGCGCCACGTGGGTTTTCTCGGTGCGCAGCCGCCTGCCGTAAAAGGCTTAAAGCCCGTCGAGTTCAGCGAGCAGGAGGAAGGCGTGGTCGAGTTCGCCGACTGGGGACTTTCAACCAGCGCAGGGATGTTTGCCCGCCTGCGCGATTTCCTGATCAGCAAGTTCAGCCTCGACGAGGCCGACAGCGTTTTGCCGGCCTGGCAAATCGATGCGTTACGCGATGAGGCGCAGCGTGATGACCCTAAACCCGATCCGGCTTTCAGTGAGCCAAAACCTGAACCAAAGGAGAAATCCGTGACTGAAGAAGAAATTAAGGCGATGCGCGAAGAGAATGCCCGCCTGAAAGCCGACGCTGCTGACCGCGCGAAGGCTGATGTAAAACGCCGTGCCGACGAACTGCACACTGCTAACGTCTCCTTTGCCGAGGAACTGGTGACCGGCGGCAAGCTGACGCCTGCGGCTAAAGGCGTGGTTGTCGCGCTGCTGGATGAAGTAAGCAAAGGCGATGCGCCGGTGGAGTTCGCCGAGGGCGATGTGAAGAAACCACTGGCGATGGCCTTTAAAGAACTATTGACAGGCGCTGCGCCGGTGCTGGATTTCAGCGAAGTTGCCAGCAAAGACCGCGCCAACCGCGACGTCGTGCGCACCGTCGATTTTGCCGACGCCGACCCGGAGCAACTGGCGGTGCATAACAAGGCCGTGGCGCTAGCGAAGGCTGAAGGCATCAGTTACGAAGCTGCCGTTAAACGCTGCTTATAAAGGAGGAAAAAATGCCAAATCATTTACAGGGTAAACGCGTCGTTAACCCGATCCTGACCACCGTCGCGCGCGGTTATAAAAACGCGGCGTTTATCGGGGAGAAGATTTTCCCGGTGGTGGAGATGGATAAAGAAGGCGCAACGGTGCCGACGTTCGGCAACGGCGTGTTTGCCGTCTATGAGACGAAACGCGCCGTGGGTGCTGACAGTAACGTCATGATCCGTGAGAAAACCGGTTCGGTAGATATCGTGCTGGATGAGCACGACCTTTCCGCGCCGGTGGATTACCGCGAAAGCGCCGAGAGCATCTTCGACGAGGAAGCAAAAGCCACCCGTCGCGCCACCAATGGCATCCTGTTGCGCCGTGAAGTCTACGCGGCGGCGCTAGCGCAGGATGCGAAAATCTATAAGCCCAATGCGAAGAAAGTCTTCACTGCGGCGGATTGCTGGGCCAACGGTCAGGGCGACCCGCTGCGCGACGTTGAAACCTATATGGATGCGGTACGCAATAACGTCGGTCTGCGCCCGAACATTATCACGATGGGCGCATCGGTGATGACGCTGCTGAAATTCCACCCGGTGATCCAGGCGGCAATCGGCGCGAACGAACGCAAGATTATTACTACCGATATTCTCAAAGAACTGTTCGGCGTGGATGAGGTGGTGGTCGGTAGCCCGGTATCGCTGGGCAAGGATGGTAAAGCTGCCGATCTCTGGAAAGACAATCTGATGGGCCACTACGTCACCCCGCCACAAGGTGGCGCGGCGTCTGCCGATGAGAATGAGCCATCGTTCGGCTATACCTTCCGCCGCAAGGGGATGCCTGTTATTGACCAATACGACACGGCAGGCGGCAAAGTGCGCAATTGTCGCTACACCGATATCTATAAGGTCGTTGTTGTCGGTTCTGACGCCGGGTTCCTGCTCTCTGGTCTGAAAGGAGGTGCATGATGGCCGTCACTCAACAGGTCATTCTGACCACCACCGTCGTTGCCGTTGACATCATTCTCCAGCAGCACTTTGTCGGCTTTGACGGCAAGGTCTGCGCGGCGGGTAAAGCCGTTCTCGGCGTCGCGGAAACCGATGCCAACGCAGAGGACGCCGTTGGCGTCAATGTGCTGGGGATTATTGCTGTTGAAGCAGGCGCAGCAATTGAAGCCGGTGCTTCCGTCCAGTCCGATGCCGAAGGCTGCGCCATTGCGAAAACCGGTAGCAACGCTGTCGCCGGAATCGCGCTGGATGCGGCAACGCAGGCGGGAGATACCGTGCGCATTCTGCGCGGGGCGTGATGATGGACTACTGCACCCCGGACGAACTTACCCTCTCGCTACCGTGGCAGACGCTGGTCTGGCTGTCGAATGAGGATGCCACGGCGACCACGGTGAATGAGGCCGTGGTGCAGGAAGCAATACGCCATGCTAACGAGCGCGTCGATGCCTACCTGCGCGGGCGCTACACGCTGCCGCTGCCGGAAGTGCCAACCGTTATCCATGACGTAGCCGTGTCGATTACCCGCTATCGCCTGTACGCCCGTCGCCCGGAAGGAGCGCTGCCGGATGCGGTAAAGGACGACTACAAAGACGCCCTGAAACAGCTTACCGATATTCGTGATAACCGGATGACGCTGGCTCTGCCATCCACCGAAACCGATGCGCCGGAGTCCGGCGAGTTCCGGGTGCGCGCGCGGACGGCAACGTTTGGCGGCGCTAACGGCCTACTGGAGAAATACTGATGGACACATTAACTATCGTCGATGACGTGGTGGCGCGACTGCGCACCAAACTCCCGGCGCTACAGGTGGAATATTTCCCGGAGAAGCCAGAAGAGTTCCGGCTTAACCACCCGGCTGGCGCGGTGCTGGTGAGTTATATCAGCTCGAAGTACGACAACCCGGATGACACCTGTGCCGTCGTTCAGCCGCAGACCGTCACGCTGTGCGCCACTGTCATTATGCGCCAGCTTAACGGGCGCGGTGGTGCAGTTGCGGTACTTGAACTGGTGCGCCGTGCGCTCGGCGGCTGGCGTCCGGTGAACTGTCACCGCCCGATACGGCTGAAGCAGGACACGTTTATTGGCGAAGTGGCGGGACTCTGGCAGTACGCGCTGGAGTTCGTCACCGACACTATGTTTGTAGAGGACAGCGAGGCGGATGAACTTCCGCTGCTGGTCAGCATCGATTATGAGGAAAAATTATGAAATTTATTTACCGCGGCCCGGCCAGCGGCGTGACGTTAGCCGATGGCGCAGAAGTGCTGCTCTGGCCAGAGCATGAGGTGGAACTGCCGGAAGATCTGGACTATGTGCAGACGCTGCTGGCGCTGAAGCATCTCACACCAGCGCCAGTTGAACCCGAAGTGGTGCCTGAACCTGAACCACAACCCCTGAAGGGTAAAAAAGAGAAGGAGACAACCAGTGGCAGCTAATTATTTACACGGCGTCGAGACTATCGAGATCGAACGCGGCCCGCGCCCGGTGCGTACCGTTAAGTCGGCGGTGATTGGTCTTGTAGGAACGGCTCCGGCTGGCCCGATTAACACATCGGTATTGTGCCTGTCAGAGAAAGACGCGGCGCAGTTCGGCTCGCAGGTTTCCGGGTTCAGTATCCCGCAGGCACTGGATGCGATTTATGACCACGGCGCGGGAACGGTGGTGGTAATTAACGTGGCCGATCCGGCAAAGCACAGCGTAACGGCCTCTACCATCGCACGTCGGGTTGATGATAATCATCAGATCAGGCTGGACTATGGCGCGGTCAGTAATGTCGTTTTGAAGGTGTCGGGCGCGAGTTCAGATTTAAGCCCGGCAAATTATACCGTTGATGCCGGAACTGGCGTTGTTACATGCCCGACGGTTAACGCAGGCGACACGCTGTTTGCCACATATCGTTATATCGATCCGACAAAAATCACCGCTGCCGATATCATCGGCGCGATCAATGCCGCAGGCCAGCGTATCGGGATGAAGCTGCTGGAGGATACCTATAGTCTCTATGGTTTTAAACCGAAAATCCTGATCGCCCCGGTGTTCTGTACGCAAAAATCGGTCAGTACCGAGCTGATTGCCCTGGCGGAAAAGCTGGACGCTATCACCTATATCGATGCGCCAGTTGGCACGACCTTCAGCCAGGTGCTGGCAGGCCGTGGCGCATCCGGGACTATCAACTTCAATACCAGTTCCGAACGCGCCCGTCTGTGCTACCCGCACGTTAAGGTGTATGACTCTGTCACCGACAGCGAACGGCTGGAGCCGCTTTCCTCCCGCGCCGCTGGCCTGCGTGCCAAAGTGGATCTGGATAACGGTTTCTGGTGGAGCAACTCCAACCAGGAGATCCTCGGCATCACTGGTGTGGAACGTTCGCTGTCGGCGATGATTGATGACCCGCAAAGCGAGGTGAATCAACTGAACGAAAACGGCATCACCACCGTTTTCAACAGCTACGGCACCGGGATGCGACTGTGGGGCAACCGTACCGCCGCCTGGCCGACCGTTACCCATATGCGCAACTTTGAAAATGTGCGGCGCACCGGGGATGTGATTAACGAGTCGATCCGTTACTTCAGTCAGCAGTATCTGGATATGCCGATTAACCAGGCGCTGATTGACGCGCTAACCGAATCGGTGAATGCCTATGGCCGCAAGCTGATTGGCGACGGCGCATTGCTGGGCTTCGAGTGCTGGTATGACCCGGCGCGTAATGAGCAGACCGAGCTGGCCGCTGGCCATCTGCTGCTCAGTTACAAATATACGCCGCCTCCGCCGCTGGAACGGCTGACGTTTGAGACGGAAATCACTTCGGAATATCTGGTTAATCTGGAAGGTAAACGCTGATGGGCGGAAAAATTGAAGTTAACCGTATTACCAACGCCAATATCTATATCAATGGTAATAACCTGCTGGGCCGCGCGGAGGAGATTAAGCTGCCGGATATCAGCATGATTATGCAGGAGCATAAGGCGCTGGGGATGGTCGGCAAGATTGAGTTGCCCGCTGGGTTCGACAAACTGGAGGGCGAAATCAAGTGGAACAGCTTCTATCGCGAAGTGATGCGCCATGTGGCTAACCCGTATAAGTCGCTGGCGTTGCAGTGCCGTTCGTCTATCGACCGCTATAACTCAACGGGGCGTATCGATGAAATCCCGCTGGTGACGCACCTGACGGTAATGTTCAAGAAGAATCCGCTGGGGACGTTTAAGCAACATGAGAACCCGGATTTTTCCAGTGCCTTTAGCTGCACCTATATCAAGCAGGTGGTGGACGGCGAGACGCTGCTGGAACTGGATTATCTGGCGAATATCTTCAAAGTGAATGGCGTGGATCAGTTGAGCACCTATCGCGCCAATATCGGCGGTTAACCACTCATTAAAGCTGTTTAATACTGTTTGTTTCATCCCTCCTCAATACTGTCCTCAGTTCAACACTGAGGACAGTCACCATGACAGACACATTCAAACTGCAATACCCCTTCACCGCACCCTCCGGGCAGCGTATCGACGAACTGCAACTGACTCGCCTGAAGGTCAAAGATATGCGTGCGGCTCGACGTATCAGCGATAAACCTGAAGACTGGGACGAACCGCTACTGGCGGCGATGACCGGACTGGTGCCGGAAGATTTGGCCGAAATGGATCTTGCTGACTATCAGGCGTTGCAGAAACGATTTCAGAACATGCTTGGGCTGGGCGGCGAACCCGCAGCAACTGTGGCAGGCGATGGCGCTGCTGGCACGGTGGTTTAGGTTTCAACCAGGGGAAATTGACAATCTGGCGGTCGGGGATTTTGAACGCTGGCTTGATGAGGCCAGCGCCCAGATTAAGCGTGAGAACGGCGGCGGTTGAGTACCCATTCGGTGATGCTGCCGACAAGGGCGAACAGGAAGGCCAGCAGGGAAATGGCCGGGCTAAATAACCAGCCTGCCAGTGCGGTCAGCAACAGTACACCAACGCTGCCCACACCAATCATCAAAGTTGCCGCCAGCCCATCATGGCAGTTATGCAGGGTATAGCTGACCACATGAAACAGCGCCCAACCATCCACCGCCACAATCGCGGCGATCAATAGTCCTTTAAACAGGGTTAATGCGTTGTTCATAACGCCTCTTTTTTATTGTGGTTTTCCGGGAGTGTAAAGCGTGGCTGCTGAATTTTCAATCGGTGTTCTTATTAGTGGCGCAGTCACTGGCGCATTTCGTTCTGCTATTGGAGGAACCCAGCGAGCGTTAAACGATCTCCAATCCACCACGCAGCGATTGCAAAACCGTCAGGCCGCGCTGACGCAGGCGATGACACGTTACGGGCAGGCAGGTATTAGCAGTACATCCCGGCTCAACAACGAATTACAGCAAGTCAGTCGCACAATGGCGCGGCTGGAAAGCCAGCAAAATAAATTATCCAGCGCAACGGCGCGTAGCCAGGCGATGCGTTCGCAGCGGATGGATCTTTACGCCCAGGGTGCAGAGACCTACGCGCTGGCCAGAACGATGTCGGCCCCTCTGGTGTCGTCAGTGAAAACCTATGCGGGGTTTGAATCAGGGCTGCGGGATATTGCCGTGACCGGGGATCTGGACAGTAAACAGGAAGCGGCGATCGATAACGCCATCCGTCAGGCAGCGGGTAAAGTCAACCAGTTGCAGGAAACGCTACTCGGTGGCGTGAATCAACTGGTAGCCGATGGTATGAACCCGGAGAAAGCGGCGGGAATGGTGGATTTGCTTGGTAAAACCGCCACGGCCACCAAGGCTGATATGACCGATCTGGCAAAAATGACTTTCGCTTTTAGCGATGCCTTGAAGATTAGCGATGGAAAGGAGATGCAGGAAGCCTTTGCAATGGCAGCGGTCGGAGCAAAGACCGGCTCCTTTGAACTGAAAGATATGGCAAAGGCATTGCCTACCCTGACAAAAAGCTTTGCGGCTAAAGGTATTACGGGTAAGGAAGCGATTAAAGAAATTGTCGCCTCTCTCGAAGCTGCAAAAGGCTCTGGTTCGGCAGAAGAAGCCGTGACCAATATGACCAACTGGATGGGCGCAATGACGCGCGGCGATACCGTCAAGAAATATGAAAAGGCGGGCGTAAATTATGAAGCGTCGATGAAAGATTATGTCGCCAAAGGTTATTCGCAATATGAAGCCTCGCTGATGATTGCTGACCGCTTTATTAAAGGTAAAGGCGATGCCTTTATAAAACAGTGGCAGGAAGCGGGGGCACGTGGCGACGGTGAGTCGCAACAGAAGTTGATGGAGTCGTTTGGTCTGTCGGAGGTTTTTACCGATATTCAAACCGTCAATCATCTGCTTTCCATGCGTCAGAACTGGGATCAATATCAGTCGAATAAAGCCAAAATGGGTGACCCGGCATCACAGAATGTGCTGGATACTGATTTTAATAAGCAAAACGATACCCTGGAAGCCCGCTGGCGAAGCTCGCAGGTAGCGATGAATGAGATGGCAATCAGTATCGGTAGTTCTCTACGCCCGGCACTGGTCGAATTATCGGAAAGTCTGCTGCCAGTAATGAGTTCTTTTGCAAAATGGCTTTCAGCTAACCCGGAGATGGTGGCGAATATAGCCAAACTACTGGCCGGATTTATTGCATTCAAAGCGGCGACGGTCGGTAGCAAGCTGGCTCTGAATATGATGTTGTCGCCGTTTGTGGATTGTATTAAAGCGGTAACGTTGCTTAACACGAAATGGCTGCTTCTGAAAACAGCCTTTTCGTCTGGCGGCAAACTGGCAGGCATCACTAAGTTGTTCGGCTCGCTAGCGCGTGGTGCCTTGTCATTAGGCAAAATCCTTGCCGGTGGATTAATGCGTGGCGTGATGATGGCCGCCCGTGCCGTAATGTTTCTGGGCCGTGCGCTGCTGATGAATCCCATCGGGTTGATTATCACTGGCATCGCGGCAGCCGCGTATCTGATTTATCGCTACTGGGGGCCCATTTCCGGCTTCTTTAAACGGCTGTGGGCGCAGGTCACGGTAGCGTTTCGCGGGGCGTGGAGCGGCATCAAAGGTATCTGGAGTGGCGTGTCGGGCTGGTTCTCTGGTATCTGGGCGCAAATCAAAACCGCATTCAGCGGTGGGATTGGCGGCGTGGCAAAGCTGATTACCAACTGGTCGCCGCTGGGCCTGTTCTATAAAGCTTTTGCCGGAGTGATGAAATACTTCGGTATCGATATGCCGAAGAACTTTACCGATTTTGGCGGTAATCTGATTAACGGTCTGATGAACGGTATCGGCAATGCGCTGACTGCTGCGAAAGAGACGGTCGTTAACTTTGGTAACTCGATTTCAGGCTGGTTTAAGGAGACGCTGGGCATTCACTCCCCGAGCCAGGTGTTTGCCGGGTTCGGCGACAATATCGCGCAAGGGGCCGCTATCGGTATCAACCGCACCGCCCCGGATGCGATTTCCGCCAGCCAACAGATGGCGGCGGCGTTAATTCCCCCGTTGCTGGATATCCGCGTTCCGGGTCTGGATGTTGCCGCAATACCACAGCGACCACCTGTTGCGGGTGGCATCGCGCCTCAACTCAACCCACTGCTGCCGAAAGTCGCACCGCCCACCATTGTGCCAGCCCCCACTGCGGCGGGTATGGCGCTGGCTGGGGCGGCGGGCGCGGTGTTATCTCGCCGCAAACCGCTGCCGCCAGTGCCACCAAAACCCGCCGTACCTGCCGTTCCTGAACTGCCGAAAAGTACCGCACCAGCCGCCAAAGGCCGCAATGCCAGTGCGCGTGTGCCGGGGCAGTCATCCGGGGTGAATGTGACCTTTGCGCCGCAAATTACCATCAAAGGCGCGGCATCGACGACCGAGGGCGAAATCACCTCTGCGCTGAAACTGAGCCTGCACGAACTTGAAAAGATGATGGAGCGGATTATGGCGCGTCGTGAACGCCGGGAGTATGCATAATGTTTGCCGTACTGGGTGATATTGAGTTTGAGGTGGTGACCTACTGGGACGGCTTTGATGCGTCGTTTGGTATGGATTATGCCGAACATGCCCGCATTGAAGGCAAACCGGGGTTGCAGTTTATCGGCGAAAAGCTGGATGAAGTGAGTATCAGCCTAGTGTTCCACGATCACTATTGCCAGCCGGATGTTGAACTGGCGCGACTGCGTGACGCAATGGTGGCGCATCAGGCGCTGGCGCTGGTATTTGGCAACGGCGACTATCGCGGCTGGTTTGTGGTAACCGATATTCGGGCAACCAGCCAGCAGACCGATGGCCTCGGTAATGTGCAGGCGTTAAGTGCAGAGCTGTCGCTGAAGGAGTACATCGGCGATCCGAAAAATCCCCTGACGCCACCGGCTGTGTCCGGGGACGATCCGAATATCGATTCGTGGTCTGACGATGCCGACGACAGTTTTTCCGGCAGCGATATGTTCGACGGCCTAAGCGATATTACCGACGGGCTGGATGCGGCATCGGACGCGCTGGATGCCGCAGAGCAGGCGTTCGATGAGGCAGTGTCGTGGGCGGAAGATGTGGTGGAGCAAGTTGAAGATGCGATTGATGACGTACTTTCACCGCTGGAGGACGTTCTCAATGAGGTGTTATCACCACTCGATGAGGTGATGCAGGCGCTGGAGGGTATCATGGGCGGCGGCGTACTGACCGATGCTCTCGGCGAGGTCGGGCAAGTCGCCTCGCAGATTTACGATGAAATCAGCAGTACGTTGACCGGGCTTGACGGTATCACCCCCGACAACTTTGCCGATCTGTTCTCGCAGGCACTGGACGTGGTGCGCAACGGTCAGTCATTGATGGAAGCGTGTTCTCCCGCCGTTAGCAGGCTGGCGGCGGCAATCATTACCAGGAGCGTGTGATGGGCGGCTGGATTGAACATATCACCACCGAGGGCGAGCGCTGGGATAATCTGGCGTTCCTCTATTACGGCGATCCAATGGGCTATGAGCGCATCATTGTCGCTAACCCCCATATTGCGATCACGCCGACACTGGCCTCCGGGCTGCGGTTGCGTATTCCGGTGATCGGCCCGATGCAGGTGCATAACGTTGATGAGGTGCCGCCGTGGCTCAGGTAAATGCCGTTATCACCCCCGTTTTCACCCTGTTTTACGGGCAGAAAGATATCACTCACGATATTGCTCCTTTTGTCCTGAGCGTGACGTATACCGACAGTCTCAAGAGCGAATCGGATGAAATCGACGTGCAGGTGGAAGACACCGCCGGGCGCTGGCGCGAGGCGTGGTATCCGGGCAAAGGCGATATGCTGATGCTGAAGTTGGGCTATCAGGGCGAAGCGTTGCTGGACTGTGGAGCGTTCTCCATCGATGAGATTGAGCTGGGCGCACCGCCGGATACGGTATCCATTCGCGGCGTGGCGACGTCGGTCAACAGCGCTCTGCGTACCGCCTCCAGCGAGGGCTACGAAGAGACGACGCTGGATGCGATTGCCAGCCGTATCGCGCAGAAGCATGGTCTGAAGCTGGTCGGTCAGATAGAGCCGATTACCATTGACCGGGTGACGCAATACGCGGAAACCGACGTCGGTTTTCTGAAGCGGCTGGCGGGTGAGTATGGTTATGCGCTGAAAGTCACCACTGGCGAGCTGGTGTTTTCCCATCTGGCTACACTGCGAAGTAACGCGCCGGTGACGACGCTGACGCCGCAGGATGTAGCGCGCTGGTCGCTGCGCGATACCATCAACCGCATCTATAAGGATGCAAAGGTGGCGCATCAGAAGAGTAAAGAGAAGACGCTGGTGACGTACCACGCCGACGGCCCGCCGACCACGGAGACGCGTGGTAAATCGACCAGCGCCGATACGCTCAAGGTCAATGCACGGGCGGCGGATCAGGGGACGGCGCAGGTGAAAGCCGAGGCGGCGCTGGATGACCATAACGAGTATCAGCAGACCGGTTCGCTCTCGATGATGGGCAACACGCAGCTTATCGCCGGGAACAAAATCACTCTCGACGGGTTCGGCGTGCTCTCCGGGGAGTGGCTGATCACCAGCGCCCGTCACTCGTTTGACCGTTCATCGGGCTACAGCACCGAAATTGAGGTCGGACGTGGCCCGAAAACGGCCTCCGGCGGCGGGAAGAAGAAAAAACCGGATACGCTGACCGTCTATCACCCGGACGGCCCACCCACCCAGGAGAAAAAATGAAAGGCGTCACCCGACAGACCGGGATTATCAGCGATATCGACGAGGTGAAGGTGTGCGTGCGCGTCACCCTGCCGGAATGCGACGATCTGCGCACCAACTGGCTCCCCATCCTGCAACGCAATACGCAGGACAATAAGGACTACTGGCTGCCGGATATCGGCGAGCAGGTGGAGGTGCTGCTGGATGATAACGGCGAGGATGGCGTGGTGCTGGGGGCGGTCTATTCGTCGGTGGATACGCCACCGGTGACGGACAAAGACAAGCGCTATGTGCGGTTCTCCGATAAGGCCGCGATTGAGTACGACCGCAAACAGCACCAGTTGACCATTAATGGCGGCATTGAAAAAATCGTGATTGAGGTGAAAACCAGCGTCAGCATCACCGCGCCGCAGGTGGTCATCACTGGTAATGTCCGCGTCACCGGCAATATCAGTGCGTCAGGCTCTATCATCGACGCTGGCGGCAATACCAACCATCACTCTCATTAAAGCGGTTTAATATCGCCACTTTAGCAACGGGGGCGACAATGCCCCCATGAGCACACAATCCCATCCTTTAAATCTGCACTGGCAACCGGCCCTGAAACGCGACGGCGAGTACGTCTGTGGGCTGGAGGATATCAGCCAGGCCGTTCACATCATTCTGCGCACGCCGCGCGGTAGCGATCCCCATCGCCCCTTTTTCGGTAGCGACCTGTGGCGCTATATCGACTGGCCTGCTGAACGGGCGATTCCCCATGTGGTGCGTGAGTCGGTGGAGGCTATCCGCCACTGGGAGCCGCGCTGCAAATTTCTCAAAGTGGTGCCGGAACTGGACGGCGAACATCTCACGCTGCGCATCCAGTGGCGCGCCGCCGATGGCGTTATTAATGAAACGGAGGTGGTATGGCGTTAGCTGAACCCGATTTTATCGACCGCGACCCGGCGCAAATCACCAGTGAGATGATTGCGCAGTATGAAGCGGTGAGCGGTAAAACGCTCTATCCGGCGCAGGCGGAGCGGCTGCTGATTGATGTTATTGCCTATCGTGAAAATCTGCTGCGCATCGGCATTCAGGAGGCGGCAAAGCAGAATCTGGTGGCGTTTTCCCGTGCGCCAATGCTCGATTACCTCGGCGAACTGGTGGGCGTGAAGCGCCTGCCTGCGCAGGCGGCACAGACCACGTTGCGGTTTTCCGTTGCCAGCGCGCAAAAGCGCAATGTGCTGATCCCGGAGGGCACCCGCGCCAGCGCGGCCAACAGCGTGATGTTTGCCACCGATGACGATGTGCTGCTGCCAGCCGGAAGTCTGAGCGTCGATGTCACGGCCACATGTACCACCGCTGGCGTTGTGGGTAATGGCTGGCAACCGGCGCAGATTAGCGCACTGGTGGACAGCGTGGCAGGTGTCGATTTGCAGGTGACGAACATTACCGCGTCCGGCGGCGGCTGCGCCGATGAAAGCGACGACGCCCTGCGCGAGCGTATCCGGCTGGCTCCTGAAAGTTTCAGTAACGCGGGGAGTTATGGCGCATACCGCTTTCATGCGCTGTCAGTCAGCCAGGCGATTATCGACGTGGCCATCCTCGGCCCGGATGAGGGGCTGGATGAAGGTTGCGTGGAGATTTACCCGCTGACGCAGGACGGTCTGCCGGGCGATGAGTTGCTGGCACAGGTGGTGCAGGATGTCAGTAAAGAGAAGAAACGCCCGTTGACCGATAAGGTAAGCGCGAAGAAACCACTGCGCGTGGCATATCAGATTAACGCGCAACTCACGCTATTCACTAAAGCCGATCAGGACTCGACGCTGCTGGCCGCGCGTAAGGCCATCGCCGACTGGACGGCAGAGCGCGAGCGCCATCTGGGGCGGGATATCGTCCCCAATCAAATCATCAAAGTGTTGCAGGTGGCGGGTGTCTATGACGTGGCGCTGGAAACACCTGCCAAACGAGTGCTCGCGGCACATGAGTGGGCGCAGTGTACCTCGATTGATGTGACCATCGCCGGGGTGAGCGATGGATAAGTTACCGCTTCAACCGCCGCTCGCCGGGGATGAACGCTTTACCCGGCTGGCAAATCTTGCCGCTGAACGCTTCGCACAACTCGATCTGACCGCGCTTCTGATTTACCTGGTGGATCTGGTGGATGCCACGGCGCTGCCGTCGCTGGCAGAACAGTTCCACGTTCAGGGGCTGGAAGGCTGGCTGTTTGCCCGCGATGAGCGACAAAAGCGCGATCTGATCAAGCAGGCCATTGAGCTGCACCGCTATCGCGGTACGCCGTGGGCAGTGCGTCAGGTACTGAAGATTCTGGCGTTGGACGGCGATATCAGCGAGTGGTTTGAGTATGGCGGTAAGCCGTACTTTTTCCGCATGGATGTCACGCTTGAGACGCGCGGGCTGACTGAGGATGAATTTAACGCGCTGATTGTGCTGATCCATGAGTACAAGAACGTCCGCTCAAAGCTGGAGATGCTGACTATCTGGCTGATTAACCAGAGCCAGATCCCGGTTATCGCCAGTGCTGTTCAGGGCGGCGAGATTGCTACCGTTCTGCCGTGGATTGCGGAGAGCGTGAGTCAGTCGTCTGCGGTTTATCTGGCGACGGAGTGTTTGAGTGCAGAGGTGGTAACGGTGTTGCCTCCGCTGCATGGCAATGTTGAGCAGACCAGCGTTATGAGTGTTGGAGCGGGCTGCTGGAGTATTGAGTTTGTCACTGTTTACCCGGAGGAGTAATGGCGAGTGAATTTTTTACCATTTTAACCGCCGCTGGCCGCGCGAAGATTGCTGCGGCGCTGGCGGAACAAAAGCAGATAGTGCTGCAAACAATGGTCGTTGGCGACGGCGGCGGGCAGTATGCCGAACCGAAAGAGAGCCAGACAAAGGTGGTGCGTGAAGTCTGGCGCGGGTCACTGAATACGCTGAAAATCGCCCCGGAAAACCCGGCGTGGGTGATTGCCGAGGCGGTACTGCCGGAAGCGAAAGGCGGCTGGTATATCCGCGAGGTGGGATCGCTGGATATGGACGGCGTGCTGATTGCCATCGGCAAGTTCCCGGAAACCTATAAGCCGAAGCTGCCTGCCGGGGCCAGTAAGCAAATTGTGATCCGCGCTGTGATGGAAGTGACGAACGCGGCGGCGGTAACGCTGATGGTTGATCCGTCGCTGGTGATGGCAACGGTAGATTATGTGGACTCCAGTATTGAAGAGCACGAAAGATCACATAATCACCCGGACGCAACGCTGACTCAGAAAGGCTTTACGCAGCTTAACAGCTCCACCAATAGCACGCTGGAAACGCAGGCAGCAACGCCGAAGGCGGTGAAGGCGGCGATGGATAAGGCGAATGAGGCACTGGAAAAAGCTGGGGCTGATAAAGCGCATAAACATCCGTGGGCCGATATTACCGGGGTGCCGGATGGGACAACGGCGCAGAAAGGGGTTGTGAAGCTTAATAGCTCAACGAACAGTACCAGTACGACGGAGGCTGCGACACCGAGTGCGGTTAAGGCGGCATATGACCTGGCGAATGGTAAGGCGGCGGGGAGCCATAAACATGCCTGGGGCGATATTACCGGGGTACCGGATGGCACTACGGCGCAAAAAGGGATCGTAAAGCTCAACAGCGCGACGAACAGCACCAGTACTACCGAAGCGGCCACGCCCGGCGCAGTGAAGGCGGCGTATGACCTGGCGAACGGGAAAGCGGCTTCCAGCCATACTCACGCATGGAGTCAGATTACCGGCGTACCGGATGCAACTACAGCGCAAAAAGGGGTTGTGAAGCTTAATAGCGCGACGAACAGTACCAGTACGACTGAAGCCGCAACGCCGAGCGCGGTTAAGGCGGCGTATGACAAGGCGAATACAGCAATCTCCAGTTTTGCTCTTTTCACGTCGAATGGGACGTTTACGGTGCCAGTCGGGGTAACGAAAGTGATGGTGGAAATGATTGGAGGTGGAGGTGGTGGCGGCGGCGGTGGTGTGGGTGGTGGTGAGCGAATTGGTTATCCGACAGCAGGTAAACCATCACTTTTTGTTCAAGGGATTGTTGCTGTGAACTCTGGACAAAATGTAACCGTCACAGTCGGCGGAGGCGGTGTTGGGGGATCATCAAAAGTAGATACTGGTGGTGGTTCGATGACCGGGAGTAATGGGTACGCCGGAGGAAACTCAATTTTCTTAACGCTCACTTCTGTTGGTGGTAGCGGCGGCGGCGGTGCATTGCCAGATTCTGGTCCTGGCAACGCATTAAATGAGCCAGGTTCTGATTCAACGCATGGCTATGGCGGGGGGACTAAGTATAACTCGCAGAAAAATGCCGTAGGTTATGGTTCGAGTGGTGCGGCTGGTACCTCTAAAGGCGTCAGAACTGTTGAAGGGGACTCTACAGCAGGTGGCAATGGTGCTTCAGGTTTTGTCAGAATATGGTGGTAACACATGAAATATGCGTATTTTGAACCCTCATCAATGAAGGTTTTAGACTGGCTGGATACCGAACAATTATCCTTTGTTTTGCCTGACAGTGTTGTTTCGGTAACTGATGAGCAATGGTGTTATCGTGATCGTGAATGCTGGGTCAATATTTCAACCACAGAAATCATCACAACACCTCCACCCGGTGATTTTTATCGGCTTGATGGTGATAAGTGGGTGTATGACGCAACCAGCTATACTGCTGCGCTAGACGGTGCTAAGTCACTAGTTGTTAAGGCAATCAAGGCGCTACGCGATGAAGTCACTGCCGATTATATCATTATCGGCGACTATCACTTTCACAGCGATGCCAGCAGTCGTATCCAGCAAATGTCACTCACCAGGATGGGGCAAACGAAGCAAATCCCCAAAGGCTTAATGTGGCAGACCAAAAACCTCGGACTTCTCGAGCTAACCAATGAAATCGCGGCGCAGTTTGAGTCCATTACAATGGATCACGATATGCGCCTCTTTGCCAATGCCCAGCGACATATTGCCGCCGTTGAGGCGCTGGAAGATATCCTGGCAGTTCAGGAGTATGACTACTCTACGGGGTGGCAACCATGAGGCCGGTGTATCTGGCGTTCTATAAAGGGCGAGCCGATCATCATGGGTTCGCACGTCTTTCCGACTGGCTGACGCGGCTGGTGACGCGGGGTGAGTATTCTCACTGCGAGCTGGCTGTTGACCAGGGTAACGGCGAGTTTCTTTGTTATTCGTCGTCGGTGCGTGACAAGGGGGTGCGCTGTAAGCAAATGCCGCTGCCACTCGATAAATGGGATCTTATCGCGCTAAATGCGCTACCAACCAGTGTGGAGCAGTTCTTCCGTCGAAACGACGCCATGAAATATGACTGGCTGGGGGCTGTGGGATTCGTTGTTTTTAATCGTGGACGGGAGAACAAATATTTCTGTAGCGAGTTTTGCGCAGATTTTCTTGGACTGGTCGATAGCTGGCGTTATTCACCCAATATGCTCCACGCGCTGGCCAGCAGTATTCAGACTATGAAGTTATAAGGGAAACAGCGACCAGAGTCAGGCGGTCACCTGACTCTGACCAGCTAACCCGCAGGAAGTGTCTGCGAGCCGCCCAGGGCTGCCACTGATGGCCATCAGTCCAATAAGCCTAACAGTTTTTCACATACTGAAAAAGGTTTGCAGAAATGAAAACATTACCCATTATTCCGTGGCCCGGCGGTAAGCGTCGTCTGGCCAAAAAGTTATTACCGTTATTTCCTGAGCACCAGTGTTATGTAGAGCCATTCTGCGGCGGTGCAGCCTTGTATTTCATGAAGGAGCCGGTTGAAGCTGAAGTCCTGAACGATATCAACGGCGAACTGGTGAATCTGTACCGTGTGGTTAAAAATCATCTTGAAGAGTTTGTGCGCCAGTTCAAGTGGGCGTTGAGCAGCAGGCAGATTTTTGAATGGTCGAAAATGACCATCCCGGAGACGCTAACTGATATTCAGCGTGCAGCGCGGTTTTATTATCTCCAGAAGCAATCATTCGGAGGGAAAGTGGAATCACAGACGTATGGAACGGCGACCACTTCTGCACCACGGCTTAATCTGCTAAGGCTGGAAGAGGAGTTGAGCGCCGCCCATTTGCGGCTATCACGCACGTTTGTAGAACATTTACCGTGGCGTACCTGCATTGAGAAGTATGATCGCCCGCACACACTGTTCTATTGCGATCCCCCGTATTGGGGAACGGAGGGCTACGGTGTTGAATTTGGACTGGAGCAGTACACCCAACTTGCAGAGTTGGCCAGAACGATAAAAGGCAGGATGTTGATCAGTGTGAACGATATCCCGGAGATGCGTGAAACCTTTGCGGACTTGTCGATTGATACGGTAGATATTCGCTATACGTTGAGCGGTGGGCCTAATGCTAATCGCTCGAAAGTCAGCCGTGAGCTGGTCATTCGTAACTGGTAA